GTTTTTCAAGGGGAAAATCTGGCGGGCGTTATCCGCGAATTTGAAGGCATATTGCTTGACGGCAATTTCCGGATTGCTGATAACAGCTTGTTAAAGGCGCACTTCTTGAATGTGGCCTTAAAGCACAACATGGAAACGCGCAAATTCCGGCCCGTGAAGATAGAACAACGGGCGCGGATCGACGGCTTTGTGTCGGTGATCGACGCAATGACCGTTCGGCAAAAATACTATAACGAAATCGGCGTAATGCTGAAAAATGCGGGGTGATCTAAAACATGGGAGTATTTGAAACCATATTCAAACGGCCGAAAAGCAATCTTGTTCCAACGGGCTATTTCAAAATGCTGAACGGGTACACGCCCGTATTCACGAATGCGCCCGAAAGCGTCTACGAAATGGAAATCACGCGCGCGGCCATACATTCCTTTGCCACGTTTTGCAGTAAATTGAAGCCGGAAGTGTCCGGAACCGCGAAAAGGAACCTTGAACGAACGTTACAGTTCAAGCCTAATCCGTTTCAAGACACAACGAAATTCATTTACCGCGTGGCGACGATCCTTGCTGTGAACAACACGGCTTTTATTGTGCCTATTGAAGACGACTTCGGCGGGATCGTGGGGTATTATCCACTATTGCCGCAGAATTGCGAAGTGCTTGACGTGGGCGGCGCGCCGTATTTGCGCTATACGTTTTCCAACGGCCAGCGGGCGGCGATCGAGTTTGACCGCGTGGGCGTGCTTACGCAATTTCAGTATGAGGATGATTTTTTCGGGGAAACGAACGCGGCCTTGCGGCCCACAATGAAGCTAATTCACACGCACAATCAAGGGATCATAAACGGCGTGAAGAATTCGGCTTCGATCCGGTTCCTTGCGAAGATCGCAAACATGATTTCGCCGGAAGACATCACGAAGGAGCGGGAACGCTTCACCGCGGACAACCTTTCCGCAGATAATCAAAGCGGCATGATTATCTACGACAACAAATTTGCGGACGTAAAACAGGTTGATAGCAAGCCTTTCACCGTGAACGCCGCGCAGATGGCGCAGATCAACGAAAACGTGTTCAATTATTTCGGGACTTCGGCCGCGATCCTGCAAAACAGCTACAACGAAGACCAATGGAACGCGTTTTATGAGGGGAAAATTGAGCCGTTCGCCCTGCAACTATCCCTTGTCATGTCGAATATGACCTTTACCCCGCGGGAAATCGCCCACGGGAACGCGATCACCTTCACGGCGAATAGGCTTCAATATGCCAGCAATCAAACGAAGCTGAACATATCGACACAACTTTTTGACCGCGGGTTGCTGAACCGTAACGGCGTTATGGATATTTGGAACATGGCGCACGTGGAGGACGGCGAAAAGTATTATATCCGCAAGGAATATATCGAAGTGTCACAACTTGGAAAGGAGGCGAACACACATGCCGAAAGTGACGGGGCGGGAATACCGCATGATGGCGCAACCGCTGGCGGCGTTGTGGCCGGACGCGCTGGCGACGGCGACGGGAACGGCGACACCGCCGAAGAAACGGTTTGATACGGATTTTTACGTTGAGGGCTTCGCAACCACGTTCAACGAACCGTATGAATTGTTTGAAAGCGAAGGCGTGAAGTATTACGAAATGATAGACCGGAACGCCCTTGACGGCGCGGATTTGTCGGACGTAATCATGCAGTACGATCACGCCGGAACGGTATTCGCGCGAAACAAAATGGCAAAGGGAAAGCCGCCTTGCCTGCTGGTAGAGCCGCAGGAAAGCGGCCTTTTTATTGCCGCCGATCTTGGCGTTATCGAAGAGGCAAAGAGCCTTTACGCTTCGATCGAAAAAGGCTTGATCTATAAAATGTCGTGGGCGTTCACGGTGGCCGAAGACTTCTACGACAAGTATTTGCACACGCGAACGATTATGAAGATCAAGAAGGTTTACGACGTTTCCGCGGTGTCTTATCCCGCGAACGCCGATACCGATATTTCCGCGCGCTCTTGGATCGACGGAGCGATCGAAACCGAGAAACGGGAGGCGTTAGCGCGGCAAGCACAACTACTCAAAATCAAAATTATGTTGGAGGTATGACAAATGAACAGAATGCAGGAAATCGAAGCGCGCCTTGCCGCAATCGCAACCGAGATCGAGCAGAAGGGCGCAGAGCTGACCGCGGAGCAGTTGACCGCGTTTGAAACCGAAGTGAACGCGCTGAAAGCAGAGCGGGCCGCGCTGACCGAGGCGGCCGAAAAGCGCACTTCCCTTTTGACTTCCATTGCGGAGGGCAGAAGCGGCGGTGCGGTTGTCCGTTCCTTCCCTTCCCCCGCCGCCGCTGGCGGTGAACAGAAGGCCAAAGAAGACGATCCTTTTGACACGATGGAATACCGTCGCGCGTTCATGGCGTATGCCCTTCGCGGCACGCCTATTCCCGCGGAATTCCGCGCGGATGCTGTTTCCGTGACCGCGGAAAACGGCGCGGTGATCCCGACAACCGTTCTGAACCGGATCGTTGAGAAAATGGAGGCCGTGGGCATGATCCTTCCCCTTGTTACCCGCACGGCGTACAAGGGCGGCGTGTCCGTGCCTACTTCCAGCGCGAAGCCCGAAGCGGTGTGGGTTGCCGAAGGCGCGGGAAGCGACAAGCAGAAAAAGGCAACCGGAAGTATCACCTTCGCGTATCACAAGTTGCGTTGCGCCGTGGCCGTTTCGCTGGAAATGGACACTATGGCGATTTCTGCCTTTGAAGCAACGCTTGTCAACAACGTTGTCGAGGCCATGACGAAGGCAACCGAACAGGCCATTATCAGCGGCGACGGCACGGGCAAGCCGAAGGGCATTCTTACCGAAACCCCCGCCGCGGATCAGACCATTACCAGCGCAACGCCTTCTTACGCTGACCTTGTGAACGCCGAAGCCGCCTTGCCGCAGGCATACGAAAGCGGGGCCGTGTGGTGCATGAGCAAAAAGACCTTCATGCAGTATTACGGCGTTGTGGACGAAACAGGCCAGCTTGTAGGCCGCGTGAATTATGGCATTGCGGGCAGACCGGAACGCGCCTTGCTGGGCCGTCCCGTGATCGTGTGCGATTATGTGCCTTCCGTGGCAACCGCAACTACGGGGCAGGCGTTCGCCTTCCTCTTCGATTTTTCCGATTATCTGCTGAACACCAATTACACCATGACCGTAAAGAAGTATGAGGACAACGACACCGACGACATGGTGACGAAGGCGATCATGCTTGTTGACGGCAAGGTAATTGACGTGAATTCCCTTGTTACCATCGTGAAGCAGTAATGCGGGAAGGAGGAAGCGGCCATGCTTGACAAGGTAAAAAACGCCTTGCGCGTGAAAACAACCGCCTTCGACGACGAAGTGCAAGGCTTGATCGACGCTTGCAAAGCCGATTTGCGCCTTGTCGGTGTGAACGTTCCAGAGAATACGGCCGCCGAGGGTGAACCGCCCGCGGCGGCCGATCCTCTTATCACGCGCGCAATAATCCTTTACGCAAAGGCAAACTTCGGGTACAGCGACGACAGCGAAAAATACCGCGCCGCGTATGATTATCTGAAATGCTCTTTAAGTCTGGCGGGTGATTATCATGCGGTGGAGTGACGAAGTAACGTTGATCGCGTTATCCGAACCAGCGGCCGCCGACGCGACGAACGCAAACGGCTTCCCCGTGGAGCGGGAGGAAACGGCAACAACCGTTTTCGGGAATGTGAAAAGCGTTGGATATTCGGAGTTCTGGAAGGCCGCGAATGCAGGCGTTCAGACGGAGCTAAAAGCCGATATTTACACCGCGGAACATGACGGGCAACGGCTGGTTGAGATCGGCGGCAAGCGTTACAAGGTTTTGCGAACCTACATGAGCGCGAACGGCGAAATAACCGAATTGACGTTGACCGATCTTCCCGTTGTTCCGCAGGAAGACACCGAAGCGGGATCTTCCGAGGGTACGGAAGGAGGCGGCGACGGTGGCACGGTTTGAAGTAACCGGAATTGATGGCCTGCAAGAGCGGATCACGCGCAGGGAGGCCGCGGCAACCGCCGCAATCCCGAAAATGCTGAAAGCGGGCGGCGCGGTGCTGGTGAAAGCCCAGCAGGAAGAAATACGCCGCACATTCACGGGCGATCGAAGCACGGGCGATCTTGCCAATTCCATAAAGCAAACGTCCGTGAAGAAAAAGGGCGACGCGCAATGCGTGGAAGTGTACCCGCACGGAAAGAACCGCCGCGGGGAGCGGAACGCAACCGTTGGTTTTGTCCATCAATACGGCCGAACCAACATGCCCGCGCGCCCGTGGTTCACAAGTTCAAATGAAAAGGCCGCGCCGGACGTTCAAGAGGCAATGCGGCAGGCATGGGAGGAACAACAAAATGATTGATGAAGTTGACGCTTTGTTGAAAACCACGCTTGCCGCGCAATGCTCCAATGTGGCACGGCTGGTTTTCCGCGGAAAGGCTGGTACATACATCACGTACCAGCTTGTTTTAATGCAGGACAGGGACGCGGCCGACGACGAAATGCACGGCACGGAATACACGTATAGGGTTGACATCTATTCAAAGCAAGATTATATTGCCCTGCTACGTCGGACGGTGCGGGCGTTAAAGGCCGCGGAATTCTACGGGATCGTGGTTGATCCGGAGGTTTACGAAAGCGACACCGGATTTTATCACGTACCGATTGAAGCAAAATTCTATGAAAAATTGGAGGTATAAAAGCTATGGCAACTATTGGTTTGCGCGATCTTTACCGTGCGCCGATCACCGTTGACGAAAGCGGCAACGAGAGCTACGGCGCGCCCGTGCGCATGGCAAAGGCGATCAGCGCGGAAATGTCCGTTGAGGTAGCCGAAGCGATCCTTTACGCCGACGACGGCGCGGACGAAGTGGTAAAGGAATTCGTGTCCGGCGAATTGACCTTGAATGTCAATGACCTTATGCCCGCCGATCTTGCGGCCATTCTTGGACAGACGCAGGACGACGACAACGTTGTGTACGCGGGCGAGGCAGACGATCCCCCCTATATGGCAATCGGCTTCCGCGCGAAGAAGGCGAACGGCATGTATAAGTACATCTGGCTTTACAAGGTGAAGTTCGCCATTCCTTCCGAGAGCTACACCACGAAGGGCGATGGCATTGAATTTGCAACGCCCGAAATCACGGGGCAGTTTATCAAACGGCCCGATGGGAATTGGAAGGCTGAACATGTCGCCCTTCCTACGGAAGCGGCGGCGGCAAGCTGGTTCACGGCCGTTCGTGAACCGAACAACGCAAGCACAGGCGGCTAAAATAACAGAAAAAAGGAGGTACGGGGAAGCCCTTTAACGGGGCTTCCCCTATTTTGTTATGAGCGCGATTAAAGACGGGCGTTTGCCGATCGTCCTTGATAAAGAACGGCATTTGCTGTTTTCGCTGAACGTCATTGACGAAATGCAAGACAAGTTCGGAAGCTTTGACAGGCTGGACGAAGTGTTGAAGGGCAAAGACAGCATTAAAAATCTTCGCTGGTTGCTTACCCTGCTTATCAATGAGGGGGCGGGCGACGGCGAAGAGCAGTTGACCGAAAAGGAAGTAGGCCGGATGATCCACACAGGCAACTTCAATGAGGTAAAAACCGCGATTTTCCGCGCCTTCGCAATCGGCAACAGCGGCACGGCAGAGCCGCAGGCCGAAGAGGAAGACGAAGACGAAGCGGAATACGCGGAAGAAGAGAGAAAAAACGCGGACGCGGGCAAGGAGTAATTGACCTTGCCCGCCTGCTTTATATCGGCGTTACCCTGCTACGGTGGCCGGAATGTGACGTGTGGCGCATGACACCGTACAAGATCACAACGCTATTCAGAATTCACCGCGAATTCAATCCGGATCGCTTCAAGCCGGACGAAAAGGAAGCGGACATTGACGACGTGTTAGGGGGGTTGTAGTTCCTTCCCCTTGTTCAATATGCCAAAGATGGGTATGCCGCGTTGACGGTAACGTGCCTTTTACGG